ATATGGCTACGGATATTTTCCGTAGATTCTATGTTGATGGTAGATTGTTCTATCACATCATTATAGACCAAGATAATCCACAGTCTGGTATTAAAGCACTTAGGTATATTGATCCAAGAAAAATACGAAAAGTTCGTGAAGTTAAAAAAGAAAAAGATAAATCAACAGCAGCGGATGTGGTAACAACTGTAAATGAATATTACATTTACAATGACAAAGTAGTTTCAGGCACTTCATCCAGTTATGGACCTGTAGGCGTTCGTATCGCAAAAGACTCTATCATCAATATCAATTCAGGATTGATGGATTCTCGTCGAGCAGTTGTACTTTCATATCTACATAAAGCAATCAAACCACTCAATCAGTTGCGTATGATTGAAGATGCTACAGTCATCTATCGTATATCTAGAGCACCAGAACGTAGAATTTTCTATATCGATGTAGGCAATTTACCTAAGTTAAAGGCTGAACAATACCTACGCGACATTATGGTCAAGTATAAAAATAAACTTGTCTATGATGCTCAGACAGGTGAAGTCCGTGATGATAGAAAATTCCTGTCAATGATGGAAGATTTCTGGTTACCTCGCCGAGAAGGCGGTAAAGGTACAGAAATCACAACATTGCCTGGTGGGCAAAATCTAGGTGAGTTGGAAGATGTTAAATATTTTGAAAAGAAACTTTACAAAGCATTGAATGTACCCATCTCACGTTTAGATCCAAATCAGACTGGGTTTTCACTTGGTAGAGTTGGTGAAATTACCCGCGACGAAGTAAAGTTCTCAAAATTTGTTGATCGACAAAGACAGAAGTTTGCAGAAGTTTTCGATCAAGCATTGCGTGTGCAATGTGTACTAAAAGGTATTTGTACGTCAGATGAATTTGATGAATTCAAAGAATATATTTACTACGATTTCTTAAAAGACAATAACTTCGCAGAATTAAAAGAAGCAGAACTTGTAAGAGAGCGTTTATCGCTTCTTGGTTCCGTAGACCCATATGTCGGGCGTTACTACTCAATGGAGTGGATACAAAGAAATGTATTGAGAATGACCGATGATGATATCAAAGAAATGCGTGAACAAATTGATGATGAAAAGGAAGCAGGATTAATTTTAGATCCGATGCAAATAGCACAGCAGGGGCAAGCAGAATTGGCTGCGGATGCCGCTGACGCAAAAACTGGAAATGCTCCAACATCTCCCGCAATTTCAAATGCTTCACCTGAATCGGGAGATACGGCAGACAATAGGCCTGTAAAAGGTGATTTGAGTTTGAAAGAATCACTCGCATTACGCATGCTAAAAAGAGTGGTATAAATAATTTATATTTAATGGAGAAAAAGAATGCCAGATGAAAATATCCAAGCAGTAGTTGATAATGCTCTTGTCGATAACGCCACAGAAATGAGAGCGGCACTTTACAACGCAATCAACGATAAAATTTTTGATGCATTAGAACAACGTAAACAAGAGATGGCAAGAAACTTTATTTCTCAGTATGATTCCGATAATGAAGAAGAATCAGAGGAGCAAGAAGAAGATTCTGCTGAAGAAGAACAAGATACGGAAGATTCAGAAGAAACGCAGCAATGAAAAGATTAAAAGACTTTCTTCAAACAAAGATTGACGAAGGCGGTTCTCCTGATGTAGACGGAGATGGTTGGCTTTCACCATCAGAATTACATCAGCATTTAGATATTCAAAAAAGAGGAAAAGTCGATCTTGGTGACTATGCTGCACATGTAATGTTTCATGCTCACCATCCAGAATACCTTGCACCATATGTTGCATCATTTAATGATGTACAAAAAAGGCACGCTGAAGGTCAACACATGTGTGATCATGATCCGGTCTTCAAAAAATTAATGAACAAGGATTCTTTGGTTGCAACAAATTATCCTGTATATGAAGGAAGAGAGGCTGGGCATTCTGAGCAAGACCCTCCAGCAGTTTTAATTATGAGAAGAAAATCTATTCGTTTATTTCCAAATGGGCAAAAGGTTGCTTTGTATTACGTTGATAAAATTAACAAGTATGTCACTGTGCCATACGACGGCATTATGCAACTGTCTACCGAAGAAACGATATTAGATAAAATTAAAATTGTTGCAGAACAAAAGCAAAAAATGGTTGTTGAACATTTAGATGGTTCAACGTCCGAAATCACTCCAGAAATAGCAAATAATATAATGAGCGTTTATAGAAAAATTAATGAGACAAACAAGGAAAAAATGGCCGATATGCTAGAAGCGAGTGCAAAACATTTTCAAACTATAGTTAAGTTTTCCAAGGAATAAAAATGCCAAACCAATTCTCATATCAAGTTTTAAAAGACGATACGCAACATGCGGTTGTTAAACTGACTGGTTCATTTGATGGCAGCGGGCAAGAAGATAACGTGTATCGTGTTCAAGCCAACACTTTTTATGGTGCTCTTGCAACGAATGGTTTTCCTGTCGCTAATGTTTATGGAGGTTCGGCGAACACACCTCTTTCATACTATGGATTAACTGTCAATAGAATTTGGTATGACACAGACACATCTTCAGGATCAATCGAATTATATTGGTCAAACACGGCAAGTTCATTGGCAAATAGTGGTGTACCAATGGTTTTCATGCAAGGTAACGGAGAATATGATGGCAATGGTAACTGGTTAACAATTAAAAATCCTACTGTTGGAATAAACAACAATGGTGACATTGCAATTTGTACTAGAGGTCAAGTATCTAATGCAAGCTACACGATCATTTTAGAATTACGCAAAGATAACGCTTATTATCAACGCGGGCAATTTAATGATCCTGCTGCATTTAACTATGGCGCATTTTCACTTAAACCATAATGTCACTAATTAAAGAAAGAATTGAGCGTTTATTTGAAAAGAAGTTGCTTGAATTAAATGAGGGCAACGTACAAAAATTTGGTAGAACAAAATTAGTAAGAGTAAGAGTACGAGGTGGTAAAGTACAGAGAAGAAAAAAATTTTCTAGCGTACCAGGTTATACAATTAGAGGTGGCAGACTTGTTAGAATGTCACCTCAAGAAAGAAGAAAAAGAAAAATGGGAGCTAGAAGAGCTAAGATTAAACGTAAAAGTAAGTTAAACACAATTCTTCGTAAAAGAAGAATGTCACTTAGAAGAAGGGCTTCTTTGGGGGTAAGATGAAACTAATTAAAGAAATCACAGAATCGGTACAGTACCTTACAGAAGAAAAGGACGGAAAGAAGTCACTTTTTATTGAAGGTCCATTTCTTGTAGCCGAGAGACAGAATAAAAATAAACGCCTCTACGAATACAATACTCTCAAAAAAGAAGTAGACCGTTATACACAAGAATATATCAATAAGAATCGTGCTTTTGGTGAATTAGGGCATCCCGATTCACCAACTATTAATCTGGATCGCGTATCACATATGGTTACTGGTTTGAGAGAAGATGGTACGCAATGGGTTGGTAAAGCAAAAATTCTTGATACACCAATGGGTAACATTGCAAGAAATCTAATCGAAGGTGGAGCTATGTTAGGAGTTTCATCAAGAGGTATGGGTTCTCTTAAAATGGTCAACGGTGTCAACGTTGTACAACCCGATTTTTATCTAGCCACAGCGGCAGATATTGTGGCCGACCCTTCTGCACCAGGTGCATTTGTGCAGGGAATTATGGAAGGCAAAGAATGGATGTTAGTAGATGGTAAATGGACCGAAGTTCATCTTCAAGAAGCAAAGAAAGAAATTCGTAAAGCTTCAAGAAAACAAATTGAACAAGTAAGTTTACAAATATTCGAAAACTTCATTAAAAAATTATAATATTATAAATATTCCACATATAACCAAGGAGATTTCCAAATGGGTAAGAAGTTCAATCTATCTGAAGCTGCCGCTGAAATTTTAAACAAGAGCATCAGCACAGCTAAAAAAGATGCGCCAGGCCGTCTGCCAACATCAGTCGTTGCTGGTCAGAAAGAAGTAGGTGACATTGGCACCGAAGTTACAAAAACTACAGATGGTGGTCCAGATGCAACTAAAGGTGTTCCAACAGCAACACCACCAGGTGCAACACCTCCAGTTGGTGCTGAGCCAATGAAAAAATTAAAAGGTCAACCTGCTGAACAAGGCTCTGTTGAAAGCCCAGAAGGAAAACCAGGGCGTCAAATGATGAGCAAAAACAAAGGCGCAACATTTGAAACATATCACGAAGAAGAAGATCGTGATGAAGATATGATCGAAGAAGAGAAAGATGAAAAAGAAGGTCATGAAGATGAAGCTCAAGATAAAAAGCTCATGAAAAAAATGGCCAAGAAAAACAACATGAAAGAAGATATTGATGCGCTTATGCAGGGCGAAGACCTGTCTGAAGAATTCGTTCAAAAAGCAACAACAATTTTTGAAGCAGCAGTTATGTCTCGCGTACAGGAAATTGTTGAAGAAATGGAAACAGAATATGAAGAACAATTCGATTCTGCTCTTACAGAACTCAGAGAAGATTTTGCAACAAAGATTGATGACTATCTGAACTACATGGTTCAAGAATGGATGGAAGAAAATCAACTTGCCATTGAATCTGGGCTTCGTTCAGAAATCGTAGAAGACTTCATCGTTGGTTTACGCAATCTGTTTGCAGAACACTACATCGACATTCCAGAGGAAAAAGTTGATGCAGTTGAAGAACTTGCTGGTAAAGTTGAAGAACTGGAAGAAGAACTTAACGAACAAATCCAGCGTTCTGTTGAACTTTCCAAAACAATCAATGAATACAAAAAAATTCAGGCCGTGCAAGCAGTTTGCGAAGGCCTAACGCAGACTCAGGTAGAAAAACTTAAATCACTCGCAGAGA